AGGGAAGAAGGACCCCCCTGACTTTGACCGATTTGATGACAACTTTGCTATATCTGGCGATATCGCCTGATAAGTCTTCGATGTCCGTCCCGATGACTTTGACGCAGAAGTTGCTGGTAGTGATGCTGACTGAGTGAGTGGTAGAAGGCATGATTGAACGATTGAATTCTTAAGCTCATTGCTGGACTCGTAGGGCAGCGAGCCATCGAGATTTAGTATGAGCATAATATGCGTTTCAGTCAGCAAAACACAAGGATGATCGGCAATTTGCCCGGCAAAGTCATCAACAAAGTGAACAACAAAGTTGTTGTCACGTAAGATCTTGCCGATTTGATTTCGGTCAAATGTCCTGAAAAGTCTGGCACTTGTCGAGTTAAGCCTCAAAACATCGCGTGCGAAACGAAATGCGCAGTCAAAAGGCATATTGTACACTCGGCGCTGGTTTGCAACATGCAGGCATGTGGATGCGAAAAAGTCGTAATCCGTGAGCGAAACGAGACAACGAAGCGCAACATCAACATCTTCATTTGACCAACCGTCATACATGGCTAGCAAAGCACAAGAGACAATCCGTTCATCAGAGTGCGACAACGTCACGGAACGTGACACGAAAGATTGGTGCAATTCAGCAATAGTCACATTCGGGTCTGCAAGTCTGGCAAAGTGACGGCAAAAAACGCGGATGGGGTCTGCAACAAAATGGTCTACCAACCAGAAACGACCCGCATGATACGGCAAAGTGTCAAATGCAACCTTGAACTTGACATTACGCGCTAGACGCAAAGGCTCCGGGAGCAATTCAATGCGACAATTCAAAAGAGCGTCGTCTCCCTTTTGTAAGTAGACGCACTTTGACAAATTGCGTTCGCTATACCTTCCCAAAATTGAGAAGGCGGTCATAACGCAATTAGCAAGAAGAGTGAAAGGGTCACCGGACGGTAAGGACCAAGCAATCTCGCCGCGAAACAAGTGAGGCTCTTGAGACTTGACACCATACCTGGAACGCATGGCAACGTAGAGGCTGATCGTTTCATCGTCAACACCGACCATAGAAAGGAACCAGGCAAAGCAAAGCACTTGAACCGCGTCGTGTGAACTATCCTGACGTGAGAGGTCGATCTGCGTGTTGCACTTCTCGAAGTCGGGTGCAAGGGAGCGCAACTTCCGCGCGAGCTCATTGTCAGAGTAGCCGATGTCAAAAATGACACCTTCACGAAGAATTTTGCCAGCGCGCGCGAACGCAATCGATTGGGATGCTGCCATACGAAGAGCGTAGCCGAGTTCGTGAGAAACGATCTGTTGTCCGTAATTGACGCCCGCAGCGAAACCAGCAGCGGGTTTGACCTTGACCTGCGTCTTCAAGAAAGAAGAGAAGGTTACACTGCGACTGGTTTCACCAAAGAACTCCTCGGCACGTTGGAAAATCGCAGGAGAGCGTCGAGAAAACCAATATTTCGCAAAGTCACCTTCAAGATTGAGGGTGGCATCTTTGGAGAGAAAGGTTCGGGAAAAGCGTTCCACCAAGATCGAAGCATTCGTCGCATCATTGATTGAAATACCAAAAGGGTGCACGGGTTCCAGATTTCGCAACGCAAAATTGCGCAGAGATTCGAACTGCGAGCTAGAAACCTGCACATCGCCCATCTTGTATCCTTCGTAAAAATTGGATAACACGTCAGTGCGCATCACAAGCGGGCCTATCTCACCGACCTTGCGGAGGCGGACAGGTCGACCAATCTGAAATGGTATGAGCTCACCCGCTTCCTTGGCCGTTGAAAAATTCGTTTTGGAAAAAATCAATGACTGGAGTTCAGCAGCTAGGACCGGCATCACAGACGCATGACGTTCCTGAAGATGTGTGTCACTAACAATATTGCGCGTAACCAAGCTGTCAGAGACATCAAGATAACCGAAAGAGGACAAGGTTGTCCTCGAACGCATCTCATCCGACATGACTTGCGGTGTGACGAGTTCATCCAGACAAAACGGTTTAATGTCGCGTGCGGCAAGTGCGCCAACATAGGGAATGTGATCCCA